CGTTTGACATATAATCGGCGGTGTTGACATAACCGCCGTCTTCGGTCATCACACGGCCAGTCTTCGGGAGTAGGTCTGTCAAGTACTGGCTGAATCTTCCCATCTAATCCTCCATACCGGGGATGATGAAACGACTAACGCAACGGCAGTTTGACACCGCCGCTGTGTTTGCTGTATAATCACCAGAAACAGACTGGAGGTTATACACATGGCCAGAAAAATCCTTAGTTCCGACATCAACCACGCTGCTAACCTTGTAACCAATGGGTCCACTATCAAGGCCGCGTCCAAGGATATCGGGATTAACCACATTACCCTCTCCCGTAAGCTTAAGGAGATAGGGTTTGAATTCCCTCCAGTGAGACGAGATAAGGACCTCATAGAGCTTCCTGTCGAAGACATCAAGACCATGTACCAAAACGGACAGAGCGAAAACGCAATCGCTAAACATTTCGGAGTTTCCAGAAACGTTATCCGTAAGCGTATTATCCGGTGCGGCGTTACGCCAAGAACCCAAAGCGAAGCAGAAAAGCTCAAGTGGAGTCAACTTGACCAGGAATCTAGAGCTAACCAGGTCAAAGCAGCGCACGACTTCAGCCGAGGAAGACCAAAAACTTTCGAAACAAGGGTCAAGATCGCCAAGGCACGTGAAGTGTCCAAGTATGACCATCTCATCGGCCACGGTGAGTTTGAGTTTCTCGAACTTCTCTCTGACCGAGGTATTAGTGCTATCCATCAAAAAGCTGTCCATACTTATAACGTCGATATCGCTGTCGGAAATATCGCCGTGGAACTTACCGCTGACAGAGGGCGCTATACAATGTTCAACCCCAAGCATATTAAACGCGCTGAAAATTTGCTCAAATGTGGGTATCATGTCGTCGCTATTGAATTCGATTCTGTCGCAACGCTTATCAAATGTGCGGATGATCTTATCTGTTTTATTGATGAGGCCAGCAGACTTAAACCCATTGACCGTGAGTATTGGGTGATTAAATGTCGCAGGGATGATTACTCCATCGTCAAGAACAATCTCGGCAAGTTTTCCAGTATACCAGCGCCGGAAAAACTTGCTGTAAAGAGAACTGTTGTTTACCTTTACTGACCCCGGGAAACACTGGAAATCTGTGCCGGGGATCAAGTGCTGCCCGTCAATGCTGGAATAAAGCCCTTCGGCTAGATCGAACTCTTTACCGTCCCTGTCAACATGAGCCGCTCTGACTCGTTCGTCCTTGCTGGTCACCCATACGGCCTTGGTAATCCCGAGATTCTGCGCTCTGGCTTTTGCGGTCAGGCTGTTGAATGTGCCAATCTGTGTTCGTGCCACCATTTTAGCGTGGCCTTTCCGCGTCTCCACCATGTTGTCGAATTCGGATGTTATTTCGTCTATGCCTTTTCCCTCCGCCATCTGCCGAAGAGTGTTAGCCGTCCATTCCTGCAATGTGTCATTGCGAAGTTTCTTTATCCACTGTGCTGTCTCTGCGGTGATTGCGTTTATCTGTGACGTCAACCCTTCGGTGGATTCAAGCTCTTTGCGACTGACTCCGATGATGCTTTCTATCTTTTCGTAGAATTCTTTTTGGTTGCGCCGGTCCGCCCTCTTCGTGTACAGCTTAGCAAGCTCTTCAATCCGTTTATCGTCGAATCTCGACACCAGGCTTTTGTTGACTCGCTTGGCGATAGTCAGGAACACTGCCGAAAAGTTACCGGTTTGTGCATCTTCGAACTTCTCAACGGTCGACTTGTGCAGAGCCTTCAAAACCTGCGACTTCCAGAGCCGTCCCATCTGTTCAACTATGTACTCAACCGCGCTTGCGAACTTGCGTACCTCCGTCTTTGGCTCAGTTGCTCCCTTGATGAACGTTGGCTTGCTGGCTGTGATTTCACGCTTCATCGTCGCCGCCGAATATTGAGCCAATATCTATTGGTTCGTTAAAGGTTGCCTCTTCTTGTGTTTCGTCTTTAACGGATGGGAACATCAGGTCAAACGGATCTTCCGTTGTTACCCCGTTGTCGGTCAGGTATTTCCCGTAATCCTCGCCCATCTGCCACAACGCCAAGGCGTTTTTAATTGCCTCTGTTTCAAACGCCATGCGCTCGGTAGGGGACTCGCCCTGGTTGTCCTTGAAGCATACCGGCCCTCTACCGTGCATTGCCATGATCCGGTTGATAGGTTCAAGCAGGTAGTCTGATTGCAGCGTCTCGATGGTTGCCATCAGGACTTGCCTGTGCTGTTCAATCCCCTCGCCGCTTCGCCTACCAGCCACGAAAGAGGGAGACCGGTTACCATTGCGAGCCGTCGGAGGGATATCATATCCGATTCTGCCAGGTTGGTAAGCGTCTGAGAGATGGACTCGATTTCGTCTTCCTGGTCGATGATCCCGGCACCGTAGATGCTTCGGAGATTCTCAAGCGCCTGGAAGTATTGCAGCAACTCGCCCTCTTTCTTGTCGGCCAGTAATTCCTTGAATCCCTTTATCTTATAGAAGATCGTCGCGCATTTCTCAAGCATCTGCGGAACGGCGCGCTGTATGATCTGGTCGGAAAGGATCTCGCCGCGAATCAATTCAAATTCGGATATGCCCCCGTATTGATAAGTAGGAGCGTCAAATTCGGTAGGCTCGATATACTTGAAATCCGCGATACGCGAGGGATGGATACTGAAACCCCGCACGCTGAAAGACCTCGGTGCCAAGTAATCCACACTTGCGAGGTCGAGGTTGACGCTTGACACATAAACCATATCTCCGCTGAAAACGTGGTAGCGGACGTTCGTCCAGTCGTTGATAGTCTTCAACGGCTGTGACAGATCAGCCCCTGGTTCATGGATAACGAACAGGCACCTCCCGAACGCCAGCATGAATTTAACGGCCCTCTTAATATTGGCCTGAATTCGCGATTCGTAGAACTCTTGATCTCCGGTCGTATCGAATTGTAGCGTGTCGTCAAGGGCAATCCCGGCCTTTAGTCTGATGATCTTGTTACCCATGCCGGAACGATACATTGCCCGAAGTTCGTCCCAATCAACACGGCAACTGGTCAGCCTGTTGTTGGTATGGGAGTTCCGGCTGTTGGCTAGCTTGTTGGTGAGGCTGGTTATTCCATCAACAAAGATTTTTTTCATACCATAGCCTTTACACAAGTTTACTATAATCTATATCGGAGGATGTACCCGGGGCGAACTTTATCATGACAGTATCGGCCAGGTTTGGCGATCTGCTCCCGTCAGGTGCTTTATCAACCTGCATCTTTCCCGAGGCATTAAAGCTATATGTTGGCTGGCTCAATTCGTTTAATAACATTTGCCGTTTCTTTGGCTCCATCGCGTCGCTGATACTAATCAAGTCACTTTCTGGATATTTTGCCCCGTCTTTCACCGCTCGGTGCGTCTTTTGGAACCGCACCCGTAAAGACCACCACGCTTGAGCTTTCAGGTTTTGGAACATGTCAAGATTTGTGCGGCCCTTTATGTCTTCCTTCTCAGGGTTGTTGACAGCCGCTGATCCCCTGAACTGGACTACTTTTTTCTTTTGCTTGCCTTCTTCTTCGCGCTTGCGATTGATAACACGCGCATCGCCCCGAACCCCAGCGCCAAGCCCGTCAGCATCAAACCGGAAACTGTCCAGGTTATTCAAGTCGCACAGGATAAATGCCTTTTCCACCGTTGCGTAAATGTCTGATTCTTTACCGCTCCAGCTTTCTACATTCTCGACAACAACCCCGTGAGATACCAAAAAAGCGTTTATGTCTTTGCCTTCGTCTGCAACGTCCAAAGAACCAACCCTGCTGCCGCTAGATGGAAAACCTAATTTCTTATGCGCTCCGATAGCTGACTGAACCCACTCGGAAGGGATAAGAACCCCTTCTACCGACGCTTGGTAGTTTAGGTCAACCTCTTGCGCTAATGTAACAGGGTCAAGTCGTTCAACCTCTCCGGCGTACCAGTCTTCGTCTTTTCTCGGATCGTCCCGCCAGTGGAAGGTGAATACGTCAACCTTGCCTGAATGCCGCTTGTCAGCAAACGGGTTGCCCATTCCGTGCGGGGTAGATATGTCAATCCTACAGTTGGTTG